ACCTGACGAGGCGTCCCGTTGTCAGATCGGCTTATCAACACACCGCCGGAAAGCGGCTATGAAGGGCGCGGGCGACCGGGTACTTCCCAATCCAAACCCGCGCCGTGCTGCTAATCCTAACAAGATAAGCTGTGCTTGCCTATCCATGTCCCACAGTTTCAGCTCGTCACAGTCGGTAATGTGTTTTCCTTGCGCTAAGCGTTCCGGCTTGGTATTTCGATGTTGTGGGTCGGGAGCAACTCAACCTTGGAGCCGCTGAGAGTGGTTTAGGTGTTGGTTGTGCTACCAGAATGCGCCACGTTCAGACGCCCGACCCACAAAAAATCCCTTACTCTTCTTTTGCTTGCTTGAACCTCCAGTACTCTCTCAACTCGATTGGCGTTTCTGGCATTGGATCGCGTTGCCTTCGCCGCGCTGAGTGCCGGTGCGAATAGACTGTGTTTGCGGATATACCGAGTTCCCTGCCGATCTCGGATGCCGACCAGCCTTGCATGGTCAGTTGTTCTACGCGAGTACGGTTGCCGTTGATCATCACTCACCCTCCTGTTCTGCGAGGGTGGCGCGGGCGATATCGAACGCATCGTTGCTATCAACAAGACCATTTAAGCCGTCCATAGCAACTCTAAAAGCCTCCGCCTCCGCCGCCAGCTTGGCCTTCAACTTGTCGTTCTCTCCCAGCGCCGGGGCGAGCTTCATCAGACAATCTGGAAGGTCGTTCAGAGACTCCATCCCATACTCTTCGATAGCCGCCACCTGCTCGTTCAGCTCATTGTTTTCAGCCTCCAGCGCTTCGATGCGGTCTATCATGTCGTAGCCGGTGCCGAAGTTTCGATTACCCTTGTGGTAAGTTGGCAGATTGGTCATCACACTTCCCCCGCCGGTATCTCTGCCCACGCGCAGCGGGCCAAGCGCTGAAGCTCGTCATGCACCTGCATGGGGGTCACGTCAGGCCGTCCAAGAACATGCCCTGCAAAGGTCTGGCAGATTGCCTCAAAGCCAAGGCAGCGCATGGCTTCAAGCATGGCTTCTGTGGCAGCTTCTTCACTATCTCTCTGTTGGGCGAGTTTTTTGCGTTGTGCTTCGGTCATGGCTGTCTCCTTTCAGGGCGGCGCGCAGTTCTTCTTTGAGGGTCATTTGGTTGCCCCCCATAGGTCGGCTCGCCAGGGAACTTGTCTGGCAGCATATCCATAACTCGGCGGCCTTCGTCGGTGACTTCCCACGCCACTGCCGGGCCGCCAGATCGGAACGGTAGATACCCATCGTCACCGACGACGACCTTCCTGACCCAGCCAGCCTTTGCCAGGCTGTCCATAGTGGCACCGGAGGCCGGAAACGGTTTTCCTCCGCGCCCCAGGCGCGGCGCGATCAACTCTCGCGGCACAAATGGACGTGACAAAAGAACCTTATTGTCGCGCAGCGCCATCATGTAATGGTAGCGAACCTTTGTAAGATGCGGCCTCATTTGAATATCTCCACATTGACGACGAACGTGTCGTCGTCGCGCTTGAACGGTCCCAAGACGTAAACGTCAGCGTGGGGCATCTCAGTGTAGCGTTTTGCCCTGATATCATCGGCAAAAGCCTCGGCCTCCTCCTTGTCATGGAAGACGTGATCCCTGTCGGTGTGCATCACATACCTCCCACGGCTAAAGGGACGATTACGATGATGGCGATGAAGCAAACGCCGATGATGCTTTCAAGGTAGTTCATTGCTATCTCCTCGTTGTGTAATGACAGAGCTAAACCCTTCACGGTACGCATGTCAACATCATATTTTCTCTTGTGTAATGACAGACAGCCGGATAAGTTGGGCGTCATGGATATGGATACACGCTCAGAGATCATGCAGTTTCGCGCCACCCCGGCAGAACGGGCGGCGTGGACTGGGGCAGCTAAAGCCGAGGGCAAGACTGTTAGTGACATTTGCCGCATGGCCCTCATTCGATTTACACGCAGACACCGCGCCTCATCCTCCCTGGGCGCGGTTGACGCAGCGGGCGACGTTAGTGCGGTTCCGTCGCCCGCTGCTGAAGGAGATAGCAAATGAAGCGATCTGAAATACTCAAAACTGCCGACGGCCTGATCAACGGCGAGCGCCAAGATTACTACGGCCCGCCAGAAAATAGCTTCAAGCGCATTGGCGATCTGTGGACCGCATACCTTGAGCACGAAGTGGTGATCACGCCCGTTGACGCCGCCAACATGATGGCGCTGATGAAGATCGCGCGCCTCGCAAACGGTCCGCACCTCGATAGCTACGTCGATGCCTGCGGTTACTTGGCTCTGGCAGGGGAGATGGGGACAGATGGTTAGGGTTTGAGGGCGCTTAACAACGCGCCCTGCACGGCGTCCTTGTCTCGCAAAACCCCAAGCACCCTCTCGTCAATTGTGTCCTTACACACAACATGCACGATGCGCACTGGCCGGGTTTGTCCTTGCCGGTGCAATCTTGCGTTGAATTGCTGGTAATACTCAAGAGACCAGTTCAGCCCAAACCAAACGCATAAGGCCCCACCGCGCTGCAAGTTTAGCCCGTGGCCAGCCGAAGCCGGATGGGCCAGCAGCATTTGGATTTCCCCACGGTTCCAAGCGTCAATCGTATCTTGCTGCTTATCCAAGACACGCGCCTGCGGAAAGCGCGCAAGCAATCTCTCAAGATCGCTTTTGTAGTTGTACGCAACGAGGATGTTTTCGCCTTCGTTGTCGTCAACAATATCCGCAAGCGCGTCCAGCTTAGCTTTGTGCGTCTCTGACCAGTTTTTGTTCTCGTCGGTGTACATTGCGCCGTTCGACCATTGGAGCAGCTTGTTGGCCAGCACCGCCGCAGTTGTCGCCTCGACCACTTCGCCTTCTAGTTGGGCGAGCATCGTACGCTCGAAGTCCTTGTAATCCACCAACACCTTCGGTGGCATGTCAACGCGCTGCTCAATGTCAATCCGGTCAGGCAGATCAAGATAATCTTCAGCCGCCATATGGATTACCTTGTCACCGATCAGTTCGTGAATGCGGTCCGCAGACCCGGCGCGAGGGGTGTACCGATACCCCATATAGTCCTGCTCAAAAAAGCGCTGCTTGTATCCCGTCAGAGTGCGGCCAAGGCGCTGGCCGTAGTCGATCAGGTACATCTGCGGCCATATGTCCAGCAAGCCGTTTGGCGATGGTGTACCCGTTAGCAGCACCATACGCTCAATCGCTGGCAACATCTTCTTGAGGGCCTTGAAACGCTTGCTGGACGAGTTCTTGAACGACGAACTTTCGTCAATGACCACCGTGTCGAAATCCCATCGGCGTCCGTAATTTTCGACCAGCCACATGATGTTCTCGCGGTTGATAACGTACACGTCCGCATCGAGGCTGAGAGCCGCCCTGCGGGCCTTCTCCGGCCCTGTGCATACTGACACCCTCAAATGGTTAAGGTGGCTCCACGCGCCAGCCTCCTGCGCCCACACGCTATTCGCAACACGTAGTGGGGCTATGACCAGCACCTTGCTTGCAATCATAGCACCAAGCATGTCGCTGATGGCTGTTAGCGTGGAAACACTCTTCCCAAGCCCCATATCGAGGGCCAGCATCCCGCGCTGCTCTTTCAAGATGAAGTCTACCGCGCGCTCTTGATATTTATGCAGATCACCCCTCGAAAGCACGAGCCGCCTCCATGCTATCAATCACCCTCACATCACAACCCAGAGCGCGACGGCGCTCATGGTCTCGGGCTTGAAGGTCTGTTGGCTTTTTCCCAGGGGCCTTCAATTCTACAAATATGATGCGCCCTCCAGGCAGCGTGACGATGCGGTCAGGTACAGCCCTGCGTGTAGGGCTAACGAATTTCTCAGCCATCCCGCCAAGAGCCTTAACGCGTTGCACAAACGCCCGCTCAATGTCGCGCTCAAGCATCGTTCACCCCCACTTGCTTAAACACCATTTGCGCCATCCCAACGTACCGCTCAATATCAACGTCCTGTGGGAAATTATCTGGCAGATCAAGACATGGCCTGGCCCCATCGGACTGCGGCACCTTGTTGCTGTTCTTAGCGTAGCTGATCGTCTCGTCCGACCCGACCTCTGTGCTGTAGTAAAACCGCACGGCCTTACCCAACGACTCATCGCGCCACATGGCTCCACCAGTGACCTTGCGCAGCATCACGAACCGCCCAATGTCCTTGCAGGACTTTATCACGTCACGATAGTCCCCCTGCCCGCTCAGGTGTTTGGCCACGGCCTCTGACACAATCGGGAACTGCGGGTTCTTCATAAGCCCTGGCTCAGAAAAGACCCCCTTCGCTTTGTAGGTTCCGTCAGCTTTCACGGCGACGTAGTTGTTCACGTCACGACTATGGAGTGCCAAATAATCACTGCGCTCTAGCTCATACGACGTGTCAATCTGCCACCAGAAGATCACGTCCTCAATATCGTCTTGAAGCGTCTTCGGAGCAAAGACGACAATCCCGTCTGTGTTCGCGCTGACCACCGACGCGCCGATCTTCTCCATGCGCTCAATCAACATCAGCAAAGCAAACTGTCCTGTAAGTGTGGTCTGGATCAACAGGTTGGGGGCGTAGAGCGTCGAGTATTTGCTTCCCAACTTACCGAACGAACCGTTGACGACAATTTTTAAGGTGTCGGCAGTCGTCTTGTCGCCAGCGCGCTTCGCGGCGATGCGGCGTTCAACGATGCTTTTATATATCTGTGTGAAATCGTCCCCCATGTTATCCGGGGCGATCTTTTGTTGAAGAATGATGCTTGGATAGTACGAGGCCACGTCGAAATCCGCCAAGATATGATCCGACCCTGCAATTACTGTTCGCCCTTTCTCGCATGAGTGTAGCCCGCCAATCCCCATCTGGTACTCGCTCAAACCTATTTTGATGCGCGTATCTTTGAGCCACTCCGGCAGTTTGATTGAACCATTGCCTGACAGTTCAAACCCCTCAGCCAAGACGCGCTTGAGTATTTGCGCAAGCTGATCGGTCTCAAACCTGATGATTTTCGGATCAAGGTATCTGAACGTCGCGTCGTCGCGTACTTTCTGCGGACGCAGCGTCTTGCCGCTTACGCTTTCGATCTCGTGCTTTAGAACTGTCTCGGCTATCTGCGCGTCCGACTTTGAGCGCAGGTCCACAGAATACTGTTCTCCCATATCCACGCGCAAAGCGATCTGCTTTGCCATCATGTCATACAGCTTTGCAGTCACTTGCACGTCATTGATGCAGTACGCCTTAAGCTGCTCCCGCTGCTCTGGTGTCACCATTGCAAAAGGTTCGATGGGTAGGTCTTGTAACTTGGGGTAGCTGATTCGGCCCGCGTACACCTTCAGACTAGCCCTACCAGGTAACACGTCAATAATGTCGATATGGTCCCACGCTTGCGGCACATTAACACCGATATCTCGCAAGACCCGCCAGCCCGGCAGGTTGCTCCCGATAATCTTGTCGCTGATCTCCTTGAGTTCTTCACACGACCTGTTTTCCAGCGCCGCAGCAATCATCGGCAGGTCATAACTCAAGCTGTTGAACCCAACGGTCGTATAGGAACGCATAAGATGCGCGACCTTTGACACATTCAGAGGTTTGTCTTCGTGCATCTGGAAAGAACCGGTCTTGCCGCTTTCTGTGTCCATGAAGCAAATCAAAAAAAAGTTAGTGTAGCATTCTACGTCAAGAATGAGCGCCATGAGGGGTGTCCTCCATTTCTCGGCAAATTTTAGGTGGGGCCACCTTCGACAATACGTTACCAGGTGGCCCCGAGAGACCTTACATGAAGTCCTCTTCATCATCGTCAAAAACGTCGAAATCATCGTCAGCCGCAACCGCGCCGTCCGAGAACGGTTCCCCGTCTTTGAAGAACTGAACGCCAAGCAAGTTCGCGTTGATGCGCTTGCCCCACTGGTTGTTCTGCGCCCAGAGTTC